CCAGTTGAAGTACCATTTAGTCCACGAAACTGGAACACCGAACATCTCATTAAAGAACTCTGGGAACTTCGTATGGTAAGAAGTCGTATACTGTATTCCAAGTTTCTCAAGAACTCGTTTGGCTTGAAAACCGAGAATGCCTTCCGTGGCAATGTGGTACTTTGTGTCATATCCTAGCATATGCCAATGCTCATCTCGCGTTTCAATTATTTTAAACATCTTCTTGTAACTGCAAAATGGAAGCGACACTTCTTTATAGAATGGCACTTTGATATTGCTGAATAATCCTGGATGAATAACATCAACTGTTATTTCAGGAGGCAGATTTGCAATAATGTTCTTATAGGTGGTTACAACACCATTTACTTGCGGTTCCCAAGCATCTGTAATGAGAACTATTTTCGTCCGAGCCATTCTACAATCTCCCATGTTCCGTCATAATGTTCAACTAATGCTGTGCAGGATTCTACCCAGTCTCCATCGTTCATGTATTCAATGCCGTTGATTGTTTTAATCTCTGCTCTATGAACATGACCGCAGATTACGCCATCGGCTTTTTGTTTTCTGCAATAATCTGTAATTAGATCTTCGAAGTTGTTTACATACGAAACTGCTTCTTTCGTTTTGTTCTTAAGATACTGGCTTAGACTCCAATGTGGCATGTTAAACCAGTTACGAACTTTACTTACAAGGACATTTACACGCAATAAAACATTATACAGCATGTCGCCAAGATGGTATAGCCACTGAAGTTTGGTTCTTAATACACCATCGAATAGATCGCCGTGAATCACCATATAGGTTTTGCCATTGACACCCTCATGGCGGCATTGATTCACAAGATCGATGTTGCCAAAATGAATGTCGAATGGCAATAGATCGCGGAATGCATCGTCGTGATTGCCGACAACATAGGTGACTTTGGTATTGTTCTTTGCGGCTTTGAGAATTTTACGAATCACATCAGTGTGTGATTGCAGCCAATAGAATTTTCTTTTCAATCGCCATCCATCAATAATATCACCGACGAGATATAGATTTTCGCTTGAGTTATTTTTCAAGAAATCGCACAGCTCTTCTGCCTTACATCCCCTTGAGCCCAAATGGACATCGGAGATGAAGATTGATTTGTATTGCATTGGAGACTCCTAGAACTGGAGTCATTATATAGCGCAAGATTATTACGATCTAATTAAAATTCGGTTCATCTTCCCCCCACTGCGCAATGGGTGCTAGATTGTACTTTTCTAGCGGGATCCTATAAAACTCAGCGTAGTACGCATGACCTCTACACCGAAAGGTTGAGGCGAGTGGTGTTATTTAGTAAATTATCCCATTGAAATGGACTTAACACTGTCAACGCGGAAAGACCGCCAACCATTTACTTCTGTGTCCCAAACCGAAACTGCCTTTGATTCAGACTCTTGCAGTAGAACCTGACCATTATTTGTTGATGCGTTTGGCATATATTCAGCCATTAGAGTGCACTTCATTGTGCGCTCTTCACCATTGACTTTAGTGAAGGTCACAGTGACAACATTATTACGAAGCATATCAATCAAGTTTTCTTTTGTAAAGATCATATCACACCTGTGCAAGTATTAAACGAATTGTTTTTTCTGGAATGTCGAAGTTTTTTGAAGTTATTCGAATCATGTTTTTAATTGTTTTCTTGGGAACACAACCGTCTTTTACCATTAGACCATTATATCCCAGTTTAGCATAGTTATCAATAAATCCGCGAACATCACCAATATAAGCCTTCATAAACTCAATTGTATTTTTGGGTTCTGTTGGTTTAAATGTAAAGATATTATATTTGTACGAATTAGTTTCTTCGTTTATCGGCACAGTTTGATCATTAAATTTATATATCGTGGTTTCGCATTCTACCATATCATTTTCAATAAACAATCCCCAAAGTGCGCCATCAACCTCATCTATTTTTATTGTGGTCATTATACGCTCCTGAAAAATTCGATCGTTTTATCTAATCCCTCCGATAACGCAATTTTAGGTTCCCACTTTAATCTTTCTTTTGCTAATGTAATGTCTGGTTTGCGTTGCTGAGGATCATCTACTGTACGCTCAACATATTCTTTATAACCTCTATTCACCTTCTGTATAATTATAGTTGCAAGTTCATCAACAGTAAACTCCCCAGGATTGCCAAGATTGATTGGTCCAATCTCTTTGGAGTTTGCAAATTTGAGTATACCATCTACAAGATCATCAACATAGCAGAATGATCTTGACTGCATTCCTGCTCCGTGAATTGTTAGATTCGCATCAGCAAGAGCAGCGAAAATAAAGTTAGAGACAACTCGCCCATCGTTCTTTGCCATTCGAGGTCCGTAAGTATTGAATATACGGAATACGCCAGTGTTGACATCGTGCTTTCTCCTGTAATCAAAAAACAAAGTCTCTGCTGCGCGCTTTCCTTCATCATAACATGCGCGTGGACCAATCGGATTTACATTGCCATTATATGTTTCTGGTTGTGGGTGAACATCTGGATCACCGTAGACTTCTGAAGTGGAAGCCTGTACAACACGAGCCTTTGTTTTACGAGCAATTTCTAAAACATTACGAGCACCCAGAACGCATGTCATCATGGTTCCAATTGGATCACGCTGATAGTGTACTGGCGACGCTGGGCATGCTAGATTATAAATCTGATCCAATGCACGAATAGAAAAGTAATCTACAAATTCTTGACTTGCAACATCAAGTTCATATAAACGAAAGTTTGGATGCTTCACAATGCCAGCAAGGTTCTTTACAGTTCCAGTGTAGAAATTATCTACGCAGTAAACTTTATTGCCTTGCTCTAGCAATCTTTCGCATAAGTGACTACCAACAAAACCTGCACCACCAGTCACTAATATATTTTTCATACAATTTCCTTTTTAGAATTCATTTCAATCATATATCTTGCAATATACCAAGCATCAACAATATCAGTAGTAGGTGAACCAAGTTTCGTCGTAGGACTTATTATACTATGTAATTCTACAAAAGTATCCTTTACAAATGCTTCATACATCTTTTCTTTTGTAGCATTACCTTTACCAGTTGCAAATTTCTTTATCACAGTTGGTGCAACTGTAAAGAACTTATATTCTTGCTTGTACAACATGTACTTTAGAAGTCCACAGTTTTCGGCAAGATTGAACACTCTACCCTTGGAACCAAACGAATAATCTTCAATGAGAATTGTGACTTTTTCTTTTTCAAATCCAGCCAAGATAGTTAGAACCCAAGAGGCGATATTCTCATATCGCTCCTGGTCTGTCATATATTCCTCGTGTTGTTCACCAAGAATATTATGAAACTTTCCTTGTACTGTTTTGCGATCGTTTAGGAAATAGAAAAATGAATTTGAAAATGTCTTATCGCGTGAAACGCATACACATGGAGAAGTTAGACTATAATCAATGCCTACTGTTACTGTAGTCATCTTCTTCTGTCCCTAGATCATCTTCTAGAGAATCAAATCCCTCATCATCTGATTCGTTAAAATTAAGCTCTTCGTTTTCATTATCATAGAAATCGCCACAGAATGGGCAATGACTTGGTGAATAACTTACTTCATCATCGTCATATGATAAAGCAAATGAAGACCCGCAATTATCGCATGTTAGTTTTAGATCTGGCATGATTAACCTCGTGTGATCGTTGTAATTTTTTCGATCTGTTTATCGATTATTGAAACTCTATTTGGCCAATTAATATACGCTTTCTCGGGATTCTTTTTTAGATTTAATAGCAATGGAAGAATCAATCCTTCAACTTCCTTTAACTTTGCCTTATACTTTTCTTCAATCGCAGCAACCATTGCACTATTTAAATTTTGCTCTTGTGCGCTCAATAATGCGTCAAGTTTATCTTTTAACTCTGAGATCTCTTCATTGGTTTGTTGACTTGATGAAGAAGTTGGCAAACTATCATCGTCTGCAAAACTAAATCCAAAATCATAGTCATCTGTTGGTGTTGTTGCCATTTTCTTTTACCTCGTAATCATATCTATCATCATCCGAGAGAACCCATTTGGCTGTGTTTTCGACAGACCACATTTGCGTTCCGAGTTTTCTCTCAATGACGTTTTGTCCAGGCTTCGTGACAAATGATGGCTCAAATGCGCGGCATCGATTGTTTGGCTGAATTGCAAAGTTGCCATCATCAAGTTTAATCACATGACCACATTTATGTTGTCCTGGAACTTCGCTAAATCCCAGATCTACAATGTTCTTATCTTCATGCGCCCAATCTAGCGTAAACAAATAAGTGCCTTCGTTCCATTTCTTGTTTCTATCAATATACTTCATGCGCTTATTGATCAAGAAATCGAACTGTGTAACTCCAATGTATGGACTGAAAGAATCCCACAGAACTAGATTATATAGCGACGCTTGCGGCGCAGGAGTCTTATGACAGAAAGCGTGTATCGGCATGCGAAACCAAAGCCCTTCGTCTTCCATGATGAAATGAAAAAGCGGGGCACGATGCGGTATCGACGCCACACCGAATATAAGGACTGGAAGATATGAGTCTTTCGCTTCATCGAACTCTAGTCTGTTCTGAAGAAAGTTAGTTCGCACATAACATTCTATGGGCGGGATATTAGCGTTTATGTATGCCATAGGTTTATATAGTCAAAATAATTGTTGATGTGAAAAAAAGGGGACCGAAGTCCCCTTTCTGTTAACTCAGTTTTAATTACTGAACAACTGGTGCTGCATCAACAGCTTCTGCTGCTGGAGCTGCTTCAGCTGGTGCTTCAACAACAGCAGCGTCAGCGGCTGGTGCTTCAGCAGGAGTAGCAACAACGGCTTCTTCTGCAGCCTTATCAGCAGCAACTTCTGCTTCTGGTGCGTTACCACAAGCAACTAGACCAAGAGCAACTAGACCAACAAGAATTACATTCTTCATAACTTTCTCCTTAATATTAAATTTCACATACACCTGCAGAGCATGCAAGTTCTTTTGCTGAAGTTGTTGTATCCGTTTCTTCCATAAACTCCACCCAGTTGATGTCAACGTTTTGGAGCGCAAGAAGTTCGTTATACTTGACTTCATCAATTTCTTCGTAAGGTGCCTGACGATATGAACCGTTGTCGCGTGGTAGGAAAGAAACACCTGAGAGAATCGAGATGTTCTTATAGACCCATGCACCAACTTCCATCCACTCATCATCACCGACATATACAGTGATAGATGGCTTGTGCTCACACCAGTTGTCTTGGTAGATTTTCCAAAGTTCTAACTGTTCAATCGCAGTCATGTCGTTGCGTGTAACAGAATTCTTTGGTGCCTTCATTGGGAATGAGAACACCCAATTTGACTTGCTATAGAAATCTTCCTCAGCCTTGTATCCCTTGTTAATCATAAACTGAGCAAGAGGATCCTTCATGTCAGCCCTAACTCTACGAATATAATATTGGGCATAGCGTGGGTGAATGCCTGAAGCGGAATCAACCAACTGTGATACAGTGCCTGAAGGTTTGACGCAAGTAATTGCAGCCGACTGTGGAACACCAAGAGCATCTGCGAATTCCTTATTTGTTTCAACACAAAGAAGTCTGATAGCATCTAATGCATCAGCAAGTTTCTGTGATGGCTTATTGAGCAACTTGTTATCACAAATACCAGTAAAGGAAACACCAAGTAGTCTTTCTTCATCGCAATTATTCTTCCACTTCTTATTGATATAGCGGAAGTCTGTGAGCGTTGACTGAAGTGTACCAATGATTGTAGCCAAACGAGCCTTACGCTTCAATGATTCAACATCATCGTTTGCGCGAACAACGATCTCAGAAAGATTACAGAACTCAAATGGACGCAAGATAATTTCAGAACATGGGTTTGTGCCGAACTCATGCTTTGGATCACGACGACCGTTCTTTGCAGCAACAGCCTGTGAAGCAGCACGAGAGAAGATACCACGCTCACCAGACTTTGACATATAAAGAGCATGCCACTCATTCATGAATGTATCCATGTCTACTCGTTTGTCATACACTGCCGAAATATTTGCAAGTGCTCTTTGTCCATTATGCGTCCACCAGTCACCTGACTTTGCATGACGCAATTGATCATCGTTGATGTCAGTTAGAGAAATGAGAGCAGAACGGCGAACGCCACCGCAAACAACAATATCAGCAATCTTGCATACAATGTCATGGCACTCCAAGGTAGACAGTTTTCTGCCTCTTGCCTTTGTAAAGATATTGAGAGTGAATTTGAATAGATCGACCAATGGCTCTGGTCCACTCGCACGACCACCAAATACCTTTAGACGCTCACCCGCTGGACGAACCTTTGATACATCCCACTTCGCGATCTTACCAGAATACAGAAGCGAAACGATTTCACGATAAGCAGAAGCCCAGCCAATCTTAGAATCAGCAACGACA